GACGATTAATACCGGCGCTTTGCATCGATCTTTTGATCTATCCAGGGACGCTATAAACGAGGAAGCCAGGACAGTTGAACTGGCGTTTTCTAGCGAGTCACCGGTTGCAAGGTGGTTCGGTGATGAAATCTTGGACCATGACCCAAAATCCATTCGCCTTGGTCGGTTGAATGATGGTGGTCCGGTCCTAGTAGACCACGACGGAACAGATCACGTTGGCGTGGTTGAACAAGTGGTAATTTCTGGCGACCGGGTTGGCCGGGCACAGGTTCGCTTTGGGAAAAGCGCACGCGCCGAGGAAATTTGGCAAGACGTTAAAGATGGCATTCGTAAAAGTGTAAGCGTGGGATACCGCATACACAAAATGGCTTTGGAATCTGAAACAGACGGCATGGAATCCTACCGGGCAACCGATTGGGAACCATACGAAATAAGCATGGTCAGCGTTCCAGCCGACGCCCAGGTGGGCATTGGTCGGGCAGCAACCGGCGAACACATTACCGAAGTAACAAATATTCAAATTAAACAAATTGAGGAATCCACAATGGATACTAAAGCACCAGAAGCCACGCCAGTTGTGGATAATACATTTGCAATTGAAGATGTAAGAAAAGCCGAACTAGGCCGAATCACAGACATTGAAGCAATTGGAAACCAGCACGGTTTTTCAACCGACGCACGCGCAGCAATCACCAGCGGTCAATCTGCTAATGAGTTTCGCAGCCATGTGCTAAACAATATTAGCAAGCCAGCCCCGGTTGTTTCCAACGACATTGGTTTAACTGAAAAGGAGGTGAGAAATTTCTCCTTTATGCGTGCCATTCACGCATTATCTAACCCATCGGACCGTCGAGCTCAAGAAGCGGCAGCGTTTGAATTTGAAGCGTCACGCGCAGCGGCAGATCAAATGGGCCGTCAAGCCCAGGGAATGTTTATACCGACCGAAGTTTTAAAGCGTGATTTAACCTCGGGCACTGCGACCGCCGGCGGCCATACCGTTTCAACCGATCTGTTATCTAACAGCTTTGTTGATAGCTTGGAAAACGCCATGGTTGTTGCCGGTTTAGGCGCTACCATGTTGCGCGATCTAAATGGCAACGTGGCTATCCCGCGTCAAACCAGCGGAGCAACAGCCTATTGGGTTGCAGAATCCGGCGCTGTTACTGAAAGCGCGGCAGCATTTGACCAAATCACAATGTCAGGAAAAACAGTTGGCGCATTTTCGGATATTTCTCGAAAGCTATTGCTCCAAAGTTCAATCGATATTGAGTCATTTGTGCGTAATGACCTGGCGATGCGTTTAGCGATGGCGATTGATTTAAGTGCCCTTGCTGGCACTGGTTCTAGCAACCAGCCCACCGGCATTTTAGCCACCACCGGCATTGGCGCTGTTACCTTTGGCGCGGCGGGTAATCCAACGTTTGGCGAAATGGTCGATGTTGAAAGCCAGGTTTCCATTGATAACGCTTTGTTTGGTTCTCTTGGTTATGTGTCAACAGCCGCAATGGCTGGTGCCATGAAGCAAAAAGCTAAAGATAGCGGTTCTGGTCAATTTGTCATGGCTAACGGCCAGGTCAACGGCTACAACATGGCAGTGACAAACCAAATGACGGCCAACACGGCTATTTTTGGTAACTTTGCAGACTTGATAATCGGCATGTGGGGCGGTTTGGACATTAACGTGGATACGTCCACCGGTTCAGCGTCAGGCACGGTTCGAGTAGTGTGCATGCAAGACGTCGATATTGCCGTTCGTCACGCGCAATCGTTCGCCAAAGGTTCTGGTGGTTCTTAAACCCTAGACACTGGGGCGGGGTAAAACCCGCCCATTTTTAACCAGATTTTAAATGCTATTTAAACCGAACATAACCAGGGGAAAATTAATGCAGATAAAAATTTTAAGCGGGACCGCCGCAAGCGGGACAGATTTGTTAGCGGGTTCGATCGCGGAAGTCAGCGACCAGGATGGCGAAACACTAATCCGAATGGGTAAAGCGGAATTATACACAGCAACCGCCGCACCAAAAAAAAGCAAAAAAAAGGAATAGACCATGGCGTTTTCAGAAGATTTTAACGAATTTTTGGACCTAGAAGATTTCGGCGTCGAGGCGATTATCAGTGGTGCATCGGTTGTTGGGATTTTTGAAGAAACGTTTATCGAAGTTCTAGGCTTTGAAGGTTTACACCCAGTTTTTACATGCGCGCAAGCCGACGTATCTAGGGTCGCGCATGGTGATGAAATAGTTATTCAAACAGCGCCTTACCGGGTACATGGCATCCAAAAGGACGGCACCGGAATGGTCACATTAATTTTAGAGAACCAGGCGTAAATGGCGCACGCGCGACAGCAAATACGAGAGCAATTGGCGACCACCCTAACGGGATTAACGACAACCGCCAGCCGGGTTTATGATTCGCGGATTTATTCGCACGATTTATTGCCGTGTTTAACGGTAATCGCAGAACGGGATACCGTCGACGTTGAAAAAAGTGACGGCGTTAGAAATTGGCACGACCTGGTGTTAAGAGTCGAAGCCAGGGCAAAAGCAAAAGATAGCGTTGAGGATTTAATTGACACCATTTGCGCGGAAATAGAAACGGTTATTTATGCCGACACAACACTGAATAACAAGGTCCTGGATATATCCGTCGAGGACACACAGATCGAGTTTAGCGTGGAGCAAGACCAGCCAATCGCATTGGCCACGTTAACGTTAAATGCAGCTTATAGGGTGGCCCCAGGGGCGCCCACAAGCCTATCAAACTAGGGGGTTTGAATGTTGATGTATAAAAAAGATTGTGACCCGGTAGACGTTTTACCAAGTCAAGTTCCAACCATGGAACATCGCGGATGGACTGTCACCGCTGCAAAAGAAACAGCCAAAAAAATAGCCAAACCAACAACCGAGGAAATTGAAAATGGCGATAACTAGAGGAAAGGATGGTGTTGTAAAAATCGGCACCAACACAATCGCCGAAGTGGTTGATTGGAATTTGGACCAAACGGCCGACGTGATTGAAACAACGAGTTTGACGGCAACAGCCCGGACCTATACGCCTGGTAAAACAGCCGGCACGGGTTCAATAACTACTAACTGGGACGAAACCGACTCCAATGGCCAGGGCGCAATGACGGCCGGGGCGATTGTCGCGTTAAAATTGTACCCAGAAGGTGACGCCGGCGGTGATACTTTTTATGCGTTTAGCGGAATTATTACGTCAATCGGTCAGGCATCGGGTGGGTCTGATGGCATCGTTTCAGCGGTGTATGGATTTACGGTATCTGGCGCAATTACGTTGGCCACAGTTTGATTAGTTTTGCTATTCAAACCTAACAGTTTAGGCGGTTACATAGCAGTTTTTGCTAAAAAGCGTTCACCCGATGCGCTGAGTAACCGCTTATCATTTTCAATCGGGTATAAATAATCGGGTGATTTTATGACAGCATTATTAGAAGTAGCAAAACTACAATTTAGGGACCGAATGGGCGGCGAATTAAAAAGCGTCGAGGTGCCCGAATGGCAAGTGGATGGGAAACCAACGGTGGTCTATTTCAAACCCGCCATGACGTTCAGGCAGCAAGGCGAAGTTTTAAGCCTGGCTGGCCAGGACAAACAAGTGGACGCCATCATTATGACGTTTATTTTTCGCGCCCTTGATTCTGAGGGTGTCCAGTTATTTAAAAAAATACATTTTAAAGAAATTATTAACGAGCTAGACCCGGACGTAATTGCCGGGGTTGTGTCTGCAATGGGCGACGAAGCAATTTCCCTGGAGGATGCAGAAAAAAACTAATAAAGGACCATGATTTGCGTTTCTGCATGGCGCTGGCCGAGGTTTTACATAAAAGCCTGGCTGAAATTATGGACCTATCCCTTGACGAACTGACCCTTTGGGCCGCGCACTTTGAGCTAAAAAATGGCAAATAACGTACAGATAAAAATCACCGCAAAAAACAAAACCAAAGCCGCTTTTCGTTCTGTAACGATGGGCTTAAAAGGTATTGCAAGCGCGGCGTTTTCCATGAAAACCGCCATTGGCCTGGCGGCCGGTGTTGCGGGCCTGGGGTATTTAGCAAAGCAATCTATGGACGCAACCGATAGCCTGGCAAAAACAAGCCGGGCGATTGGTATATCCGTCACTGAATTACAAAGATTACGCCACGCCGCCAGCATTGGTGGAGTCGAATCAAAAGCACTTGATAAAGCCATGCAAAAACTGGCGATTAATATATCCGACGTTGCGGGTGGAACTGGTGAGGCCAAAGAAGCCTTTGAACGATATGGCATTTCGGCTAAAAACATCGATGGGTCCACCCGTAGCGTAACCGATGTATTAGGCCAGGCGGCAACCGCGCTTCAATCCATGAAGAATGAAACCGACCGGGCCAGCTTTGTTTATGATTTATTTGGTGCCAGGGGCGCGA